AGCATGGATAAAACATAAGCCTAATATTGACCTTGTATTAAAAACTTTAACATGGCAAAAAGAAAGTAAGGATTGGTTTGCAGATAATGGAAAATTTATACCTTATCCTACGACATGGATAAATGCACAAAGATGGTTAGATGAAAAAGATGAGGGGGTATCATTTTGAAAACAATAGACAAGGGACAATTTAAAGAAATGCTGGATACACTATTTGATATTTATAATAGACGGCACGCAGATCAAAACTTATTAAGGGTCTGGTGGTACAAGCTAGAGAAATATCCTATAGAGATTATTAGTAAGTCTTTTGATATATGGACCAGCAGCTCTAATAAATGCCCAACACCTTATGACATTATATTAATCTGTAGAAATAAGAGCCAGGAGGTGTTAGCTGCTAAACAACCAAAGATAGAAAATTTAATAAGTAAGCCAATACCAAAAGAACTTAAACTAAAAATGGAAAAAATATTAAATAAGTTTAGGAGCAGGGCATGATTAATTTTACATTAGGTAAGAATAATTTTGATGGGCTTGTAAATAAAATAAAAGAACTAGACAAAGAAAAGCTCTGGACTGTAAAAATAACACCATATAAATCTACAAGGTCGCTAGATCAGAATGAATATTACTGGCGACTTGTTACAGAACTTGCAAACTATTTTGGATTAAAGTCTAAAGACGAGATGCACGAGGTGTTATTATATAAATTACTATCTAAAGAAAAACAGATCAAGAATTTAAAAGTAACAACTATTGGAAGTACAACCAAATTAAATGTAAAAGAATTTAACGAGTACCTGGAACAAGTTAAAGAGTTTGCAAGGGGATATGGCTTTAAATTAAATGAGGAACAATTATGAATGTATTAAGTCTATTTGATGGAATGTCATGTGGTCAAATCGCTTTAAAAGAACTAGGAATTAAAGCAGATAAGTATTATGCAAGTGAAATAGACAAATATGCTATCCAAATAGCACAAAAAAACTTTCCTGATACGATACATATTGGAGATGTAACAAAAGTCCAGGCATCTGATCTTTTGAAAATTGATTTATTATTGGGTGGCTCGCCATGTCAAGGATTTTCATTTTCTGGAAAACAGTTAAATTTTTCTGATCCTCGTTCTGCCTTGTTTTTTGAATATGCTAGATTGTTAAAAGAATTAAGGCCTAAATATTTTTTATTAGAAAATGTCAGAATGAAGCAAGAATATCAAGATGTGATTTCAGAACATTTAGGGGTAAAACCTATTATGATAAATAGTGCATTAGTATCTGCTCAAAACAGAAATAGATTGTATTGGACTAATATTCCAAATATTACACAACCTAAAGATAGAGGAATTGTATTAAAAGATATATTAGAAAATGGCATTGCAACAGATGAAATGACAACTAATAAAAAATCTTTTTGCCTTACTGCAAGGTATCAAGGTGCAGTTGCATGGAATAGTATTGAAAGACGACAAAGAACTATGGTGCAAGTTGGCATAGCTAACGATTTAAAAGGCTTTGATTGTATTAAAAGGATTTATTCTGATGAGGGGAAATCTCCTACTTTAACAACAATGCAAGGTGGACATAGAGAACCAAAAGTTGCAATTGTGCAAAAAGATAATGTGTTGGTTATTCCTGAAGCAACAAAAAAGGGTTATACCGAAATAGAAGATGGTGATTGTTTTGATGCTACCTTTCCAACAAGTAAAACAAGGCGAGGTAGAAATATGAAAAATAAAAGTAATTGTTTAACTGCATCAAACTTTGATTATATGAGATATGAACACCCCACTTACAGAAAACTAACACCTTTAGAATGTTCTCGCCTGCAAACTGTGCCTGATGGATATTGTGATGGAGTTTCTAACACACAACAATACAAAATGTTAGGAAATGGTTGGACAGTAGAAGTTATAAAACATATTTTAAACAACATGAAGAAATAACAAATGAAGAAGAAGGCTAAAACAAAAGACGAAAAAAATTGGCTAAATAAAATAAGTAATTTTGGTTGTGTGATATGTAGAAAGTTTCATAATGTTGAGGACCCATTACCAGCAAATTGTCATCACATAAGGTCTGGAATGGGAACAGGGCAGAAGAATAGTCATTATATGGTGTTACCTTTATGTTGGGAACATCATCAGGGCAATGATGGATTTCATCATGCACCTAAAACATGGCAAGAAAAGTATGGTACAGAAGCAGAACTTTTAGAATGGGTGCTGGAAAAATTATAGGGGATAAATTATGTTAGGTGAAGGATTATTTATATTAGCAGCAAGTATAAGTGGCGATTATACTGATATGGAATACATTGGTAATTTTGATAATTGTGATATTGCAATGACGTACTACCATGACAATTGTGCTGATAAGTATCAGGCGGCTAGTTGTACCACAAAAGAATATACCATGTTACCATCTAATCATTTAGATGTTAATTCATTTGATTTTGATATTAAAGAAGTTCAGGGTTGTGGTTTTGTTGGAGTAGATACAAGAACTTTTACCAAGGATAAATGATGAAATTACCAAATAAAAAATATAATATTATTTATGCAGACCCACCTTGGACTTTCAAAACTTGGTCTAATAAAGGCAAAGGTAAGTCTGCGGAACAGTATTATGATTGTATGACCATTGATGCTATCCAGACATTACCAGTAAATGAAATAGCTGATGAAAATTGTATTTTATTTATCTGGGTAACTTATCCTAAATTAATTGAGGGAATAGAAACTATATCAAAATGGGGATTTACATACAAAACTTGTGGATTTAGTTGGATTAAAAAAAATAAAAAAGCTGACAGTTTATTTTGGGGTTTAGGATATTGGACAAGAGCCAACAATGAAATTTGTTTGCTTGCTACTAAAGGAAAACCTAAAAGAGTTGGTAAAGGTGTTCATCAAGTAGTAATGGATAAGATTAGAGAACATAGCAGAAAACCTGATTGTGTAAGGGATAGAATAATTGAGCTTTGTGGAAACCTTCCAAGAATAGAGTTGTTTGCTAGACAAGAAACAGAAGGCTGGGATGTTTGGGGAAATGAAGTTAATTTTACAGGGGAAGAAAATGATTGAATTTATTTTATTAGTTAGTTTAAATGGTATGCCATCAGGTAATTTATACGCTGGCTCGTTCAGCAGTTGCGAAAACGCTTTTCAGTATGCGTCAGAAAATTATTCTGATTGGAAAATGTACACTTGTGTCGAAGAGTTAATTAAAAATGGCTAGAAAAGTAAAACGAAATATTGTAAGCACTTATACGCCAACTCATAAACGAACACAGCAAGGGGGTAAGATACGAAAGACCTCATCTATGAATAAAAGTTTTAAAGCAAGCTATAAAAAATACAGAGGACAAGGGAAATAATGGGGAAAGGAAGTAGTAGGCGACCAGAAGACTATGAAAAGTTTGCTGATAATTTTGATAGGATTTTTAACAACAAAAAGGAAAAGCATGGCAAAGACAAGTCCGACCCAAAGAACTCTAGCAAGACTAAAAAAAGAGAATTATGATCTTGTAGCAATTACTGAACGCTGGAATCCTTTTGCACGAATAAGACAAGACTTGTTTGGAATTATAGATATATTAGCTATTAAAGATGGGGACACTGTGGCACTTCAGGTTACATCATATTCTAATATTAGCAGTCGTGTAAGGAAGATAACAGAAAGTCCTGCCTTGCCCTTTATACGAGCTGCTGGATGGACAATTCTCTGTGAGGGGTGGAAGAAAGAGAAGAATGGCAGATATACCTCTAAAATTGTTGATTTATCTTAATTTAAAATAAATTGTAAAAAGTCTTGTTTTTATGGTATACTTCTTGTGTAAGATAATTTAAACAAAGGAGATACAAAGATGAACGCTACACAACACAAAAAATTAAGTAAGTCTAGGTTTGAGGAAAAGTTGTTAGGATTAACTTCAAACTTAACTAAAGATAAATTTTATGAAAGAAGTTTTGATAAAGATGATAATGAACAAAGCACTTTATTATGGCTGTATTATAATCATAATGGTCATGTCGGAACTTGGCATAAAGGTACTTGTTGGGTTTTTGAAGATAATTTAAACAAAGGAGAAAAATAATGTTATTAACAGATACTAAATCAGTTATAAAATTTTTAGACATTGAAGTATTAGAAGAAATAGCAAGTGAATTTGTTAGAGATAAAGATGTTCTTAATCGCAAGAAGTATAGAAAAGAAAACTATAATCATTCAGAATGGCAAAAACAAAATCCAATAGTAGAGCAGATTAAAGAGTATTGGTTTGAAGAAGCAGAAGAAAAATTAGGTAATGCAACAGCAATTCAGTTACTTCAAGAAATAGATTTTCAAGCAATTGCAGATTGTTTTGAAGAAAAACATCAGAAAATAGTTGATGCAGAACTTGAACAAAAAATAAGGGAAGATGAAGGATGGTCAAGTGGTACTTATTATGTTGATGAAGAAACTGGCGCAGTTGAGGAAAGATTTTAATTGCCCTGACATAATAAAAGAGTAAAATCGAGGGGTTGGGATAAACTCGTCTAGATTTTGTCTTAACACTCCTTTGTAAATCCCATCTTAATCGGTGGGATTTTTTTTATGTGGAAAATAACTAATGATTAAAAAACAAACAAAAGCAGTGGCTACAGTAATTAAAGCACCTGTTACCAAACCTCAAGAGAAAAAAATAGATTATACAAAAAGAACAATGGCTGAAGCTATTGCAGCATCAGCTACCGAGTCTCGAAAATTTAGGATATAAAATTATGTGGTCATGTCATTTATTTGTAGGATGTCATTTTGGAGTGGAGTGGTACGAAGATACAAAAGTAGATACTACTAATGCTAATGTTGCTCCAGTATATAAATATGAATACTTTATTATAGATTTAGGATGTTTGCGTATACAAAAATGCACGCAAGCAGATAATGGCTGATGAAGATGAAGATGAAAAAGAAAAGACCAATGAAGAAATCCAAGAACAACTACGCAGATGGTTTGAAGCTCTCGGAGATTGTGTCTAATGGCTGAATTTGATTATGTAAATACTCCTATTGGTGAATTAGAATACCTATTACCAAATTTTGAAGCTATGATGAGAGGCGGTAATCCGGAAGCAACAGCTAATCTAGCAAGTAGAGCAGATGTAGGAACTGGATATATAGATAGTATAATTGGAGCAGACGCAGTTCTTGGACAAAGCACAGTAGACCCAAGATATGGATTATCATACAAAGACAACGATAATTTAAATGCTAGTCTTATTTACGATCAAGATGGAAGGGAAGCAAATATAAATGCAGGGCTGCTAGGTGGAAATGCTTATGCAAATTATATTAAAGACCCTGCTAACAATTCTACATTAAAAGTTGGATATGAAGAGCCAGGATATGGGTTTAGTGCTGCAAAAGACTCTAACATGTGGAATGAGTATGCAGCAAACTTTAGACCAACAGACAATACATCTTTATCATTCTTAAAAAATGACGCTACTAAAAAACTGATGGCAAAATACTATCCTGATAGTCAAAGCTCAATAAGTGCAGCAGCAACAAACACAAACAATGGAACTGGTTATAATGTAGGATACAATAATCAATTAACTGACAACAGTAATATATCTGTTGAAGCATATAAAAACCAAGAAGATACAGGATTACTTATCAAATACCTTTTAAATATTTAACATAGGGTAACGACCTCGCAAGAGAGTTACAAAACAAATGGATAAAGAAGAAAGAAAAGAGTTAGCTGCTAAACGCAGTTCAGAGGTAAATAAAGGAAATACAAACTCTAGCAAAATCAATCACTTAATGACAGATACACTTAAACGCAGATTGGTACAAGATGAAGCTAAAAGAGCTAACAAAGTTATAGAGGCATTACTTAACAAAGCAGAAGATGGTGATGTTCATGCTATCAAAGAAGTATTAGACAGAAGTGATGGCAAAGTGCAGCAAGATACTAAAATATCTGGCGACTCTGATGCTCCAGTCATTATCCAGGTTATTACTGGCATAGATGATAACGATACAATTAAATCGTTAGATGACGACTAAACAGAATACTACTTATATACCTAGAAAATCCCAAAGACTAATTCATAAGTCAGTAAAGGAAAATAGGTTCACAGTGGTTTGCGCTCATCGTAGATTAGGAAAAACAGTTGGTGCAATTAACCAGCTAATACATAGTGCATTAAATTGTGAGCTAAAGAACCCACGCTTCGCTTATATAAGTCCCACATATTCACAGGCTAAAAGAATAAGTTTCGATATGCTTGCAGAATATACCAGACCATTAGGTGCTGTAATTAATATTGCAGAGTTAAGGGCTGACTTCACTGGTCGCAGGATTAGTTTGTATGGCGCAGATAATATTGACTCATTACGAGGTACATATTTTGATGGCGTAGTGATTGATGAATATGCACAGATTAACCCAAGTTTATTTAGTGAGATTATAAGACCAGCCATAGCAGATAGAAAAGGTTGGGTATTATTTATAGGAACTCCAAAAGGTAAAAACCATTTTGCTACATTACGAGATAAAGCAGAACTTGGAAAAGATGGATGGAACCTATTAGAATTTAAAGCCAGTGAAACTGGGATAGTAGATCAGGAAGAATTAAACGCAGCACGAAAAGAAATGGGTGAGGATAAATACTCACAAGAGTTTGAAGTAAACTTTCATACTCCAGTAGAAGGTTCATATTATGGTAACTTAATTAATGATCTAGAGTTCAAAGGTCAGATTAGTGATGGTGTAATTCGTGATGACATATGTAAAACATTTGTTTCATGGGATTTAGGAATTGGCGATAGTACGGCAATGTTTGTTTGCCAAGTTGCTGGACAAGAATTACATATCATAGACTTCCTAGAAAATCATGGACAAGGATTAGATTATTATGTTAACTGGTTAAGAGATAACCGATACGACACAGCAGAACAATTACTACCACATGACATAATGGTAAGAGAATTAGGAACAGGTAAGTCCAGGCTAGAAGTATTAGAAGAGGCAGGATTGAATTGCAGAGTTGTACCCAAGCTAGGAATAGATGATGGCATACAAGCAGTTCGTAGGATGCTACCAAGATGCTGGTTCAACACCAAAATAAAAGACGCAGTTGATCTATTACGAAACTACCGCAGAACATATGATGAAAAAAGAGATGTGTTTTTTGATAAACCTTTGCATGATTTTACAAGTCATGCTGCTGACTCATTCAGATATTTAGCAGTTGGATTAAATGAAACAGATGATGGATGGGATAAACCTTTAGAGATTAACAAACAATGGATAGTATAATAAATGGCATACAATAAAAAAAGCATGGACTCAAATTCAGATGACAATAGAGAATTAGTTAATATTATTGGTTCTTATATTGATGACTCATTAGGGTTTATTTCAACTGAAACTTCTTTATCAAGACAAAAAAGTCTTGAGTATTATATGCGTGAAAGCTACGGAAATGAGGTGGAGGGTCGCAGCCAAATAGTTACAGCAGAGGTTGCAGAAGCAGTCGATGGTGCGTTACCTCAAATTATGAAGGTGTTTACGCAATCAAAGAAAGCAGTTGTATTTGAACCAGTTAATGAAGGTGATGGCGAACTTGCTGAACAAGCGACAGAGTATATCAATCATATATTTTATAAAGATAATAATGGCTTTGAATTATTGCATGATATGTTCTGGGATGCTTTAGCACAAAAAGTTGGCGTACTTAAATGCTACTGGGATGACAAGAAAGATGTTACTAAAGAGAAGTATGAAAATCTGACCGAAGACGAACTTGCAATGATTATGCAAGACGAAGAAGTTGAAGTGATAGAACAAGAGGTTGTTGAAGATGTTATAGAACAAGAACCACAACCAGCAATAAATCCAGAAACTGGACAACCTGTAATAAATGATATGGGTGAACCATTAATGATGGAAGTGCCACCTATTATCAACACATATTATAATGTGAAATGCAAACGCACAAAAGATTTCTCTAAAGTTAAAATTGAGTCAGTTGCTCCAGAAGAATTTTTAATAGATAAGAGAGCTATTAATATTGAAGATGCAGACTTTGTAGCACAGAGAAGTTTAGTTACTCGCAGTGATTTAATTGCTATGGGTTATGACAAAGATGTAGTGGAAACATTATCTACTGGTGATACTTTAGACTTTACTCCAGAAAGAGTAGCAAGATATAGTGCAGGTGAAGAACCATTTAATACTAACAATTCTGACGATGAAAGTATGGAACGAGTTGAGTATTATGAATGTTATGTAAGAGCAGATTTAGATGGTGATGGTATAGCAGAACGACACAGAGTTTGCTACGCAGACAATAAGGTATTAATGCACGAAGAATGTGATTATCAACCATTTCATAGTGTATGTCCTTTCCCAATACCACATAAATTCTTTGGTGAGTCATTAGCTGATCGTACTATGGATTTACAATTAATTAAATCTACTATTACTAGACAAATGTTAGATAACTTATACCTAACAAATAACTATCGTGTTGGCGCAGTTGAGGGACAAGTTAATCTTGATGATTTATTAACATCTACAGCAGGCGGTGTAGTTAGAATTAAGAACCCTAATGCTTTAGTACCAATGACAGTTCAATCAAGTGCCGGGCAATCATTTCCTATGCTTGAGTATTTAGATACTGTACAAGCTAAAAGAACTGGCGTTAGTGAAGCATCACAAGGATTAGACCCTAATATATTACAGAATGTAACAGCTACAGCAGTCGCAGCTATGTCAAGTGCAGCAGGCGGTAAAATAGAATTGATAGCTCGTATCTTTGCTGATACAGGAATAACATCTTTAATGAAAGGTATCTTACAACTCGTCTGTAAATATCAAGATAAAGAAAGAATTATTAAAGTTAATAATAAGTTTGTACCAATGAACCCAAGAGAATGGTCTACAGAATACAATGTAACAGTTAATGTAGGATTAGGTACTGGTAGTAAAGGTGAGCAGTTAGGTGTTATGCAAATGGTTCTTGATAAACAAGAGCAGATGCTTACTCAATATGGATTAAGTAATCCATTAGTTAGTCTTAAACAATATAGAGATACTCTAGCTAAATTTGTAAACATGGCTGGCTTTAAAGATGAGTCTGGTTTCTTAAAAGATATATCTCAAGAGGAATCTGACCAATTAGCTCAACAACAAGCAGAGCAACCACAGACTGACCCTAACACTGAAGCAGCTAAAATACTTGCACAAGTAGAGAAAGAGAAAGCTGAAATGCAGATGCAGGCAAAGATGGCACAATTAGAAATGGACAAACAAGAGCTTGAACTTAAAGTGCAAAGAGAGATGCTTGAGCTACAACAAAAACAAGCACAGTTTGAAGCAGACATGGCTATGAAAGAAATGGAGCTAATGCAGAAGGCACAAAATGATAGTGCAAAGAATGATGTATCTCAATCTAAAGAACTTATAAATGCTTTAGACAAGATCAATAACATTGCAGGAATGTAATGGCAAAGATACAAAAGAACTCAAGTGTTAATTTTAGTTTAAGTTTTCTAGTTCAGTTAATAGGAGCTATTGTGTTAGGTGTATGGGCATACTCACAATTAGATAGTAGAATTAGTGCAGTAGAGAATACAAGTACAACTTCATCACAGGACATTACAAGAATTGAAGAAGATATGAGTGAAAATCAGGATAAACCTATTTCATCAGATCATATTCAAAATACTAAACTTTTCTTTCTTGAAAATACAGTCAAAGTATTAAGAGATAAAACACAACAATTAGAACATTTAATATATGAACATAACTTGAACCATCCAGACAAAAATAATGGATAAAAAATCAGAAATTAAAAGTGTATTAAACACAGAGGCATTTCTTGCAGAAGTAAAAGATATGGTTCAAGAATGTTTTGACGAAATAGAAAACTCTAATCCAGAAGATGTAGAGATAAGAGAAAGAGCTTATCAAAGGATTAAAGCAGTAAACAGCATGATGACTCGCCTTCAATCTGTAGTCGATAGCGACAAGATTAAGGATAAATCATGGAAGATATTATAGGCAATTTGCCTGTATGGTAATACCACGCCTAGATGGTAATTAAGGAAATACAATGAGTGAAGATACCACGACTTCCACACCAGTGGAAAGTGGACAAGACAGCCCTATCACATTAGAAGATGCAACAACTGCATTTGAAGGTATGTTATCCACACCAGAGGACTCGAAAGAGCAACCAACTGAAAAGGAAGAAGATACACAAGAAGCAGAAGTAGAGGAAACAGAAGTTGAATTAGAAACTGAAGAAACTGAAGAAACTGAAGAAGTTGAAGATGATACTGAAGATGACTCCGAGATTGAGGATGAAGAAGTAGTTGAGGAAGAACAAACTTTCACCATAAAAGCAGCAGGTGAAGAAAAAGAAGTTACCCTTGATGAACTTGTTAAATCTTATCAACTTGGCTCTGACTATACCAAAAAGACTCAAGAAGTAGCAGAACAGCGTAAGGTTATCGACCAAGAAGCTAAAGCTATTATTGAAGCTAGAAAAGTTAGGGATGACTATTCACAAAAATTACAAGCAGTTGAACAATTTTTGGTAGGCAGTAATGATGCTCCAGAAGATTTAGCTGTAATGAAAGAGAACGACCCAATAGGATACGCAGTTAAGGTCGCAGAAATGACCGAGAAAAAAGACCAACTACAACAAGTGCAAGTTGAACAGAACCGAATTGCTCAAGAGCAACAATCGGATAGATCAGCACAAATGCAAAGGTATGTAGAAGGCGAAGCAGAAAAACTAACTCAATCCTTACCAGAGTTTTCAGATAAAACCAAAGGCGAACAAGTCCGAAATGAAATTCGCAATTATGGAAAAAAGGTTGGCTTCACAGATGATGAGTTATCTCAAGTCTATGACTCACGCCATGTTTTAGTGTTACATAAAGCTGCACAATACGATAAATTAATGGCAGGTAAAGCTGGCGTTAAAAAGAAAGTAGCTAATGCTCCCAAGATGATTAAGGGTGGAGCTAAAGTAAAGCAGTCTGTAACCGATAGAACTAAAAAACAACAACGGAAGTTATTGCAATCTGGTTCAGCCAGAGACGCAGCAGCTCTATTTGAAAATTTAATTTAAGGAAAAATAACAATGGCAACTCCATATCATACTTATACTGCAATTGGTATTCGTGAAGATTTATCTAACACGATTTACAATATTGCACCGACAGAAACTCCTGTAGTTTCTTCTATCGGAAAAACAAAAGCAACAGCTACTCTACATGAGTGGCAAACAGATACACTAGGTGCAGCAGCTAATACAGCTCTTGTCGAAGGTGCAGATGCAACAAACTTTACAGCAGTAGCTACAGTTAGAGCTACTAACAGAACTCAAATTATTGGTAAAACAGTTAATGTAACAGGTAGTCTTGACGCTGTAGACACCGCTGGTAGAAAAACAGAAATTGCTTATCAGTTGGCTAAAGCAGGACAAGAACTTAAACGAGACATTGAATTTGCTATTCTTGGTAATATTGCACCAGTAACAAGTGCAACAAGTACAGCACCAAAGATGGCTTCTCTACAAACTTGGATTAGAACTAACTGGACTTCAGTTGGTACAGGTTCTCCAGTAGCTCCTGCAGCACCTCCAGGTTCAGCAATTAGAACTGCAACTTCAACTAGTACTACAGCAGCGTTTACAGAAGCATCTTTAAAAACTGCTATGAAGGCAGCGTTTAATGCTGGCGGTACCCCAACTATGTTGGTTGTTCCACCTAACCAGAAAGTTAAAGTATCAGCTTTTACTGGTATTGCAGCTAATCGTGTTTGGACTGACAACGCTGGCAAAAGCACTAAAGCAGCAGCAATTGTTGGTGCAGCAGATGTTTATCTTTCAGACTTCGGTATGCTTTCAGTGATACCAGAAAGATTTATGACTTCTGATTACGCTTCAAACAATGGTGAACAGGCTCTTATTTTAGACCCAACAATGTTGGCTCTAGCAACATTAAGACCTTTCCAGTCTACTGTTCTTGCTAAAACTGGTGATTCTGAAAGACATCAAATGCTTACAGAGTGTACTCTGCAAGTTAATAATGAAGCAGCTCATGCAATTGTTGCTGATTTAACAGCCTAGTTTTATTTAGGTATTGTATTGATATTGCCCACTTCGGTGGGCATATCTTTAAAGGATAAATATGGATAAGAAATTAGAAGAAGAATTAAAACAGCCAGTAAATTATAGGCAACAAATTAAACACAATGACCACGATAACGATGGTTATGTAATAGAAACAGTACAGGATTGTACTGATATTGTAGAAGAAAATAAAGAAGAAATGCTGACAGCAAAGTCAGGATGGGGTGAAGATATATTTGATAATAAAATAGCCTCTATTCCAATGACAGTCATTGATGACTTAAACAAAAAACAAATAATGAAAGGATTTCAAGTTCTCGATGTAAAGAAATTTAAAGAATTTTTAAACCATCCAGATAATAGATTTTTTAGAACAAAACCAGGAAGAATATAAATGGCATTTTTTAATGATTACGCAACGCTACAAACTACCATAGCTAGTTATTTAGCTAGAGATGATTTGACTGCAACCATACCTGAATTTATTAGGTTAGCAGAAGATAGGTTAAGTAGAGATTTGCGTATAAGACAAATGTTACAAATAGCAACAACTACTATTGACTCTACTGATGGCACAGTAGAAATACCAGCAGATTTTTTAGCTATGAAAGATATACATATATCTTCTAGCGACCCTATAAGAACTGTTACTTTCCAATCGCCTAGTAATTTTTTTAGAAATACAAGAGCATTAACAACAGGATTGCCTACTTTTTATACTGCATTAGGAAGCGAATTTAGATTTGCTCCGATTGGCTCTGCAACAGATACATTACAAATGCTCTACTATGTGAAGCCACCATATATGAGTTCAACAGTTTCATCAAATCTCTGGTTAGCAAACACACCTGATTTACTGCTTTATGCGGCACTTGGTGAAGCAGAGCCATTCTTGATGAATGACGAGAGATTAGCAACTTGGGCTTCAATGTACGATAGAGGTGTGAACTCTTTAACTAAATCAGATGATGACGGGGAATTTCCTGCTCATCCAATGTCAATAACTTTAACTACGAGGTAAATAATAATGGCTAATATGTCAGATATTTTAGAAGTTTCACTTCTAAACGCAACATTAAATGGGGTAGCTTACACAGAAGTAGATAACCCTTATATTTCTTTATGGACAACAGACCCAACAGACGCAGAAACAGGTACAGAAGTTTCAGCTTCAGGTACAGCTTACGCTAGAGTCCCTTCTTCTTTTGCAACAGCTTCCGGTACTTCAGGTGTTGTTCTTTCAGACGCAGATGCTACTTGGGCAACAGCAACAGGAGCAGGCTTTGGAACAGTAGGATGGATTGGTTTACATAGTGCAGCATCAGGAACAGGTAACCTAATGTATCACACAGCTCTGGATGCAACCAAAACTATAGATGCTGGAGATATATTCAAGATTACTACTGGTAACTTATCAGTAACATTAGCATAGAGGATTAATCATGGCACTTGTATTTAAAGATAGAGTTAAAGAAACAACTACAACAACTGGTACAGACACAATTACGCTTGCAGGTGCTGTTGATGGATTTCAAGCATTTAGCTTGATCGGTAATGCAAACACTACCTACTACACAATTGTAAATGGTGATAACTGGGAAACAGGTTTAGGTACTTATACTTTATCAGGCACAACTTTATCCAGACCTACAATCCTAGAGTCTAGTAGCTCTGGTTCTGCAATTACACTTGCTGGAGAAAGTACAGTATTCTGTACATATCCTGCCACCAAAGCTGTAGTTTTAAATTCTAGTAGTCAAATAAATGATGCCGATGTTGTGGTAACAGCAAGCATTTTAGATGATGCAGTAACTGCTGACAAACTTGCTAACTCAATCAATACAGAAATAACTGCTAACACAGCTAAAGTAACCAATGCTACACATACAGGTGATGTAACAGGAGCAACAGCTCTTACTATAGCAAATGATGCAGTAATAACTGCAAAGATTTTAGATTCTAATGTAACAGACGCAAAGATAGCAGCTATGTCATCTAGTAAACTAACTGGAGCATTGCCAGCAATAGATGGTTCTGCTTTAACTAATCTACCCGCTGACTCAACTAAACTACCATTAGCTGGAGGAACCCTTACAGGGAATGTTACTTTAGAAGCAATTACTGAAACCAAGACAACCAAGTCTATATCGTTTACACCTAATTTAACTGATGATGGTACATTATATTCTTGCTCTGGAACAATGACAATTACAATGCCAGCAGCTACTTCAGGTAAATCATTTACTATCGTTCACGCAACTGCTACAAGTATTACTTGGGCAGGTACTATTAAATGGAATGGTGGTTCAGCTCCAACTCTAGGTTCAGGTATTGATATTTATGTGTTTGTATCAGATGGTACTAATTGGTACGCTAATCAAGCAGGAACAGGATACGCTTAATGTTTACTAGCTTTAGAATGTTACAAGGTACATCCCCTATTGTTCCTTATGATATAGAATATCTATCCGTTGCTGGTGGTGGAGGTGGAGGTTGTAGAAGTGCTGGCGGAGGTGGTGCAGGTGGCATGCTTACAAATACATGGTCAGACGCTAGTACAGGAGTTACTTTAACAGTTACTATTGGTGGGTCAGGAGCAGGTTCATCAGACAATTCTGAACTACCAGGAACTAATGGTGTTAATACTACAATAACAGGAATATCATCTATTACTTCAACAGGTGGTGGCGGTGGTGGTGGTAATGATGGTGGCGGAACTAATAGAAATGGTAAATCAGGTGGTTCAGGTGGTGGTGCTTCTAGAGCAGGTTCTATTGGAACTGGAACAGGAGGTCAAGGAAATAATGGTGGTTTAGGTTTAGAAGGAAGTTCTTATAATGGTGGTGGTGGTGGCGGAGCAGGTGCTGTTGGTGGAAATGCAGGTGCTAGTAACGGTGGTGTAGGCGGAGCTGGTTTAGCATCATCTATTACAGGAGGCTCTGTAACATACGCAGGTGGTGGCGGTGGCGGAGCTTATACTGGTTCTGGTGGTGCTGGAGGTTCAGGAGGAGGTGGTGCAGGAGTTGCTGCTGGAGCAGG